GACTAGAGAAGCCTGGCAGCGCGTAAAGCGTCGACGACCGCGAGCACTACCTCGTTGTGTTCGTCGATGGTGTTGTGCTCCGGCCAGTCCTCAAGCACGCGGGAAACCACCATGTAGGGGCCCTCGGCCTTTGGGTCCGCGGCGCGGTTCCGCCACTCGATACTCATGCGCTGATTCCTTCGTCTAGTTCGACTAGGTTTGATGCAGCGTTCTCTGATGCGTTCATGCCGTCACCACACTCTGGCAGTCGGAGCAGCAGTCGAGTTCCTTGACGCGGTTTATCCCGTAGAGCGCGCCGAGGATGTCTACCATCTGACCAGCATCAAGGATGCGAGTCCCGGACTTATCCGCCGGCATGTGCATGTAGTTGAAATCCCACGCCCAGTTTTGTACGCGAGCGTACCCATGCCGGCAAGACAAGATCTCCCCGGCCTCAATAACTACCGGGTAGGTGCGGGGGCGTCCTTGGCGTACCCATCGAAGCCAGCCCCGGGCTTTGCGGTAGCGGATCCGCACCGGGTTTGTGTCGCACATGTGATCACTCATGCCCACTCCTGCCGGTAGTCCGGGTGTGATGCGTAGACGGAAGCTAGGTGCCCGAGCACGTCATCCCTCAGGCCGGTCGCGTATTCATCTTGGACATCAGACACGAACACGCAGTCCTTTACGATCGCCCGTTTAGCGGCGCACTCGCGCTGGGTCCGGCACGACTGATCTTCCATGATCCCGCACTCGACGCATCCGTAGCGAACGTCGGGAAATTGTCCAAAGTCTCCCGACTGGTAGGGGTAGTGCCCATCCTCGTCTTCGGCGATGCGGGCCTCCAGGAACTCGGTGATGGTCATGCTGCCATTATCGCTCATGCACCAATTTTACACCTGTTTTCGCTTGAACAACACCCCGTTTCGCCCGCCGCTACACCTAGTTTCGCGCTAACCGTCACGTAACCGTCCCGTAAACCCGTTTCGGAGGCTCAACTTCCGCGCCAATAAAGGGATGTGGGGTTATGGGGCCGGTTCCTGTTTAGAATAGGCTTACGAATCCGCATGTTGTTTCCCTTCCTAGTGTTACACCGGGTTTCGGCGATCGACTCGCACCGCCCGAAACGGTGTGTAGCCTTGTGAACCCTGTGAACGCAGTGATTTTCAAACCGTCACGTAAGCGGCACGTAACCGCCCCAAACCGTCCCCGAAACGGTGTGTAGTTCTATGGCCCCGACACGAAACCAAGTGTAAGATTGGGGCATGAGCGAATCAAGCAAGTTTATCGTCCCGGACGAGGCTGTTGAGGCGGCGGAGAAGATCGCATGGGCGAGATATGGTTCACGCCCTGACGCGGCATACCTGCGAACAATCCTCAAAGCCGCGGCGCCGCACCTGCTCGCGGAGGCTTGGGATGAGGGCGCATTGTCCGGGTGGAATCAGTCCGGTGAAGGCTGGAATGCCGAGTACCCTGACGAGTCAACTGGCGAGTGCTCCGTAGACCTGAGCAATAACCCGTACCGCTAGCGCAACAACAAAGCCCCCCACTTCGGTGGGGGCTTTTTCTATGTCCCGAATATTTCGAGGGCTTCCCCGGTGTCGATGGGGGTCAGGGATTGGGCTATGTAGTGGCGACGGGTCACGCCATCTGATGCGTGGCCGAGCTGCTTGGAGGCAAGGACGGAACCGTGCGCCTCATCCACGAGGGTCGCTACCGTCTTACGCAACGTCTTCTGCGTCACCCATGACCACTCAGAATCCTTGAACGTTGCCGCCCACGCCCTAGCAACGTTCCTGGGGGCGAGCAGGTTGCCCGTGCCCGTGTGGAACACCATCGGCCCCGTTGCCGTCTCGCGGCGTTCACGGAGCATTTCGAGGACGACACCGCGCAACCGTAGCCGGCGGATGTCGTGTTCCTTAGTCGGCCTGAGTTGGAGGCCGTTACCCGGCTCACGGACGACCTGCTGCCGGATCTCCACCCACGGCTCAGGCGCGTCAAGGTGAACGTCCTCCCACGCAAGGCCCAACACCTCACCAGCACGGCAACCCGTCGCCAACAGGAAATGCATCACATCCAACGGCAACTGCCCGCGATTCTTCCCACCCATCCGGGCCGTGTCGCCGTTCGCACGCTCGAACCGTTCCTCATACGTGTACGGCTTCAACCGCTCCACCGCATAATCACGCATCGCCACCACCTCGGCCACAGTCAACGCACGGATCGGCTTGCGCGCCTGCTTCGGGACCGGCACATAACCCACCGGGTTCATCCCCGCAGCACCCCACCGCACAGCCGCCGTAAACATCCCCGACAGTTTGCTACGCACGTTGAACGACGCACCCGGACCATGCTCCCTCGTCACGTCCCGGACCAGCTTCTCCACAACCTGCGGCGACACCTCACGGATACGGAACTTCCCCAACTTCGGGACGATGTGGTTATCCAGGCACAGCCGCAAGTTATACAACGTGTTCGCCGCGAGACCGTCCTCCTGCTTAGCGGCCCAATACTTCTCCGCCAACTCAGACACCCGCGACTCGCCATCCAACTCCACACCACCAGCGGACTTCGCACGGCCCCGAAACTTCGCCTTCAACGCCGACTCAGCCCCACCCCTAGACGTGCCCTGAGCCTTCACACGCCGCGTCTCACCATCCACATCCCGATAACGAGCCATCGCCACATACTTACCATCCGGCGACCGCGAATAGCTGATATGGCCGTAGTCGCCTATGGCTAGCTGTGGACGTGGCACCCGTTACCCCTGACGTTAGTGAAGTGCTTATACTCCATTTTCCCATGATTAGTCAAGTAAGTCACGCGGCGCCTATGAGCATTGCGGCGCGCATCTGGATCGCGGGGCACTTCGCGCACTCCCAACAGCCCGCCTCGGAGGCTTGGGAGTCCGTCAACGTCGCGGCCCGGTCCATCAGCACTCGTTTCGTCACCCCCAGCAGCTTCGCCGTCTCCGAGAGCGTCCCCGACTTACACACGCCCGCGATCCGATCCAACGGAAGCAGCCGGCGCGCAGTCTCATACCTGACGGACATCTCCTCAGACTCCAACTGACGCGTCCCCTGGCCCCGCTCCACATGGATCGCCTCATGCGTCAACGCGCACAACATCTGCACCGCGTTCAACGACTCGTTCAGGTAAATGTTCTCCCCGTCCGTGTAACCGTGAACACTCTCAGGCAACTTGGTAATAAAGACCTGTCCCACAACAACCCCACAACTGTCGCACCTCAACCCCCCAGCGGTGTTGATTGGCAAGAGCATAAAGGTCCTACCTGACAATTTGGTTCGAAAGTATGTTCGGGAAACGTCACGATTTCAGCATAAATCAGATAACAAATGGTTACGTGACATCATCAACGCAGGTCAGGGGCCATTCAGTCCCTATCATCCTCACCCGGAACATGCTCATCCGACGCGGCCAAATCATAGTGATTCTGCTCACCATGCAACGGGACGACATTCGACGGGGTACGCAACCGGTCAAGCTCCAACTGCATCGCCCCCACCTTCCGGGTTAGTTCCATCAGCAACTCATCCACAGACAGATCCTTAGCCTTAGCCAGGCCAGGCTCGGGCATGGCGCTCCAGTCGCGGACCTCGCTGAGCGTGAAGGTCTTAGTGATCGGCGCCTCCAGGATGTCCGTCACCACACCCCGCCGCCACCCAAGCGCATCCTCCAACATCGGGCGCGACTTCCGCAACGGCGCAACCTCACCATCACGCCACCCATAAAAGGACCGCGTAGCCGACAACGACCAGCCCCGGAAAATATCCGCCGGCCCACGCTGCGACTCGTCCAACTCCTCCCGAATCAACCTGGACAGCTCGGCCCGGTTATCGTTCGGGCGCTCCATGTGGAGGGCTTCCCGTATTGCTCCCATGCGTGACCTGGGGACCGATTCGCCCCGTTCCCAGTTGCCTACCGTGCGCATTGACACCCCTACCTGTGTCGCTAGCTCCTGCTGTGTGAGGTGCAGCCGTTCCCGGCCTTCCTTGATCTGTTCTCCTGTGATGTTCATGAGTCAAACCTTCCAGAAAATTCCTCAGGAAAGCAACAAGTGGCAGTACTGGGAAACTCACACAAAACCCGAAATAACAAGCTTGGTATTTACCCGGTTTTCCCTTGGATTCTAGCGGTTTCTACTTGTTTCCCTCATATGCTTGACATTGTTTCCTATAGTTTCCTATAGTAGGTGCATGAGCAAAATACAGATCAACGGATCGACCCTCAGGCTCATCCGTGAACTCAAAGGAATCCCGCACGGGAAGTTCGCCCTCAAGGTCGGAATCTCCCCCAGCTACCTCACCAACATCGAGGCCGGCCGCAAGCAACCCGCACCCGACGTCATGCACAGCATCGCCAAAGCGCTCGACATCAACGTCTGGGAAATCACCTACACACTCCCAGACATGGCGGTGGCAGCATGAGCCGCCAGTTCCGGCCCATCACGGTCACGACCGGCATGGAAGAAGTACTCGACACGCTCACGAAAGTGAACGAAGAGACGGGCTGCTGGGAATGGCAGGGATACCTGAACAACCACGGGTACGGGCGCCACACATTCAAGGCTGGCGACTCCTACTTCGCCCACCGCGTTTCATACACCCGACACAAGGGGCCTATCCCTGACGGCCTTGTTCTTGATCACCTTTGCCGGAACCCCAGGTGCATCAACCCGGAACACCTGGAGGCCGTAACGGACCAGATCAACGTCCTGCGCGGCATGGCCCCCGGGGCTAAGGCGCAGCGGCGAGATGCCTGCCTACGCGGTCACCTGTACGCCGAGTACGGGAAGGTCTGGAACGTCCGCCGCTACTGCACCGCTTGCGGCGCGATCAACCTGGCCGCGTACAAGGCCCGCCAAGCCGAAGCAAAAGCCGCGTGATGGCAGTGACGACCATCTGGTCCACAACGCACACGGCGCCAATCACCTTCGACCGCATCTCACCGACCATCGTGCAGATCACCCTCGAAGACGGATCAACCCAGCTCTACAACGCAGCCGACCTCGAAGCGGTCTGCAAAACCGAATCAGCCCAAAACCACCAGGAGAAGAAATGACCGCCAAGACCAGCCCCCAGCACCGCGCAGAACCGAACGCCGAAACCCTCAAGTTCAACCGTGTCGGGGAAAATATGGAACGCCTCCATGGCGTTGCCGTCATTGTCCCCGGAACAGGCAAGCGCATCGCCCCCAGCATCATGGCCGCACCCGAGACGGAAGCTGAGGTAGCAGCATGAGCGCCCGGGACGAACTAGCGCGGACGATCCGCTGGAACCTGATGTCCGCGATCAGCGATTTCCAGGCTAAGGAGGTCGCCAAGGCTGTACTCGCTGCGGGTTATTCGAAGCCCCGCACCATCAGGACCGCCGCCGAGTTGGAAGCGCTTCCCTTTGGTAGCGCGGTCCAGACGTCGGATGAGTCCGACACTGTGGTCCTCAGGTGCGAGGGAGTGAACTTCAGGAACCAGTCTGGCGCCGATTTGTCAGCCACAGACCTGTGGAGGTTCGGCACTCACCCATTCACCCTCATTTACACCCCTGAGGCCGCGTGATGGGCCGCGTAACCGAACCCGAGGCGCGGCAGGTCATCCGGGAGTTGTGCGCCAAGTTCATCGAAGACGAACCCGCCCGCAGTGAGAACGTGATGGCTGAGTTGGACCGGCTCGAACAGCTCGAAGACGACATCACCGCCGCGATCGGTGCGGACATCCGTCACGGGTCACTCGTGGACGTGATGACCACGCTCGACGGGATCCAGTCCGTCGAATGCGGAACCCACCCCGACCTCGAACAAAACCAGGCACTCACGGTCAACACGGCCCCCGACATCCTCGACACCCTCGAACGGCAGCTCCAAGAGGACGTCTACTTCGTCCTCCAAGCAGCCGGCTTCACCGCACGGAGGTACGCAGCATGAACGACGCTCAGGCACTTGAACAGATCAACGCGGCCCTCGACAAGCGCTTCCGCGGCGACTCCAACGACTTCGAAACCCTCGCCAAGATCGCGCAGATCACCGGGGAATACGAGATGACCAAGTGATCGCACTGATCCTGGCGGCGTGCATCGGCCTCATGGTCGCCATCCCGTCAGCTATCCGCCACGACAACGACCAACCCATCAGCACCACAGGAAAGGCACGCAAATGAGCTATCGACCGCCACGACAGCAGCACGGGATGAACATCAACCCGCTCCTATGGGGCGCCCGATACGTCACATGCAAGGTGCCCGGCTGCATGAGGGTACGCCGGGCGTGGGACAAGAAGCCGATCATCAGCAACGGAGGCAAGCCATGAGTCACATCGAAGTTACGGGCAACATCGTGGTCCACCACCCCGACCGGCAGTACGCGGAGGACATGGCCGCTGTCTGGTCCACCCACGCCGCCGCCATCAACCGGCTCCTCACCGACCAAAACAATCCGGACGGACAGTAGCCATGACATGCACAGAGAAATGCTGGACCCCCGTCGAATGCAGCCACGGCTATGACATGTGGCCCGCTGGGAGGTCACAGCCGGTGGGCATGTACTCACACGAGTGCGAGGAAGAGAACTCGCGCAAGAACACCATGCACCTGTTCAGCGAGCACGACAGTACGCGCTGGTACCACGACAAGAACGGCTGGAACGCCCACGAAGCGACCTGCGCCAAATGCAACCCCAACTTGGAGGAAGACGAGTGAACGACTGGACGGATGAAGACGAACCCCGACGCCGACCACTCAGCAAAGGCATGTGCCCCTGCGAAGACTGCACCGCCGACGACGGCGCAGGATCCACCGACCTAGACCCCGAGGAGTTCAACTAATGAGCATCACGATCACGGAGCCGGGCATCTACTCCGGCATCCCGAACGACATCTACCACAGTGATCCGACCCCGGACGGGAGCCTCAGCAGCTCGGGGGCGAAGAAGCTGATCGCCACCACGCCCCTGCACTTCAAGTGGGACCGGGACCACTCCACCCACAAGGACGTATTCGACTTCGGAACCGCCGCGCACAGCGTCATCCTCGAAGGCGACGAATCCGGGCTCGTTGTTGTGGACGCAGCCGACTGGCGTTCCAAGCCGGCGCAGGAAGCCAAGACCAAGGCGCACGCCACTGGCAAGACGCCCCTGCTCACCAAGGAACTCGACCAGGTCCGGGCCATGGCTGAGCAGATCCGCAAGCACCCCGAAGCGTCGTTTCTCCTCCGCGACGGCCTCCCCGAGCAGTCCGCATTCTGGCAGCACGAAACCGGCGTCTGGCTGCGGGCCCGGTTCGACTGGCTCCCAAACAAGCGCGGCAGGGGCATGATGATCCCCGACTACAAGACCGCCACATCAGCCGACCCGGGGAAGTTCGCCAAGTCCGCCGCGGACTTCGGCTACCACCAGCAGGCCGCGTTCTACTGCGAAGCCGCCCGCGCGCTCGGGCTCTCCCCGGATCCGGTCATGTTGTTCGTCGTCCAGGAGAAGACCGGACCTTACGCGGTGAACGTCATCGAACTGGACGAGGAAGCGATCGCCACCGGGCGCGCCCTCAACGAACGGGCGATCCGGCTCTTCCAGCAGTGCAAACTCACCGACACGTGGCCCGGTTACCGGATGGGCGACCCCGTCCCACTCCCCAAATGGGCCATCTACGACGCCGACAACAAACTAGGAGCGCAGGCAGCATGAGCACAGTAGCAACCCGCACGCAGGGCACCGCCCTCACATTGCAGGACGGGCAGACCGAGTTCACCTCGGGGCAGGTCGCCACCCTTCGCCAGCTCGGCGTGGAGAACGCAACCCGCGAAGACCTCGCCGTGTTCTTCCACCAAGCAGTCCGCACCGGCCTTGACCCGTTCGCCCGTCAGATTTACATGATCGGGCGCTGGACCAAGCAGGGCACGAAGCAGACAATCCAGACCGGCATCGACGGATACCGGCTCATTGCCCGCCGCGCTGCCGACAAGGCCGGTGAATCCCTCGGCTACGAAGACACGCTCTGGTGCGGTGAAGACGGGGCATGGCGGGACGTGTGGATCTCCAAGACCGCACCCGCCGCCGCGAAGGTGACTGTCCTCCGCAACGGCGAGCGGTTCTCCGCTGTGGCCCTGTTCAGCGAGTACGCGGGCACCACCAAGGACGGCTCCTACACCCAGATGTGGGCTACTAAGGGCGCCATCATGATCGCCAAATGCGCCGAAGCCCTCGCGCTCCGGAAGGCCTACCCGCAGGACCTCTCAGGCATCTACACGGCTGAGGAAATGGCGCAGGCTGACAACGACACCCGGGCGGCAGCGGTCGCACCAGCGCCAAAGGGGAAGCCCGCGTCCCGGGTTCAGCAGGCCATGAACGCCGACCCCGAACCGGCCCCGATGGAAGACCTCGGCGAACGTGTCGAACGGGACTGGCTCGAAGAAGCCGGGGAACTCACCGACGTCGACGCGCTCCGGGCACTCTGGCTCGACGCCCAAGCAGCCGGCGCCGAACAAGGGGTCCTCGACAGCATCCGACTCCTAGCCACGCCAGCCGATGAACCCGCCGCCTAACTGCGGGAAAGACGCACACACGTATCACGGCGCGCGGGAGGTCATCAAGAAAATGACCATGAAGGCCCGCAAGCAAGGCCGCACCGCGCGCAGTCAGAAGCCCTACAAGTGCCCGTGGGGAAACCATTGGCACACAACATCCCATAGCTACAAAACACCCAAGAGAGAAGCAGCGTAATGGCTAACGAAACAACCCTCACCATCGTCGGCAACCTGACGAACGACGCAGAGCTTAGGTTCACCCCGAGTGGCGCGGCTGTGGCGAACTTCACCGTGGCAAGTACCCCGAAGACGTTTGACCGGAACAGCAACGAGTTCAAGGACGGCGAAACCCTGTTCATGCGGTGCGCGGCCTGGAAGGAGATGGGCGAAAACGTCGCCGAGTCGCTGACCAAAGGAACCCGTGTTGTCGTCACGGGCCGTCTGAAGTCCCGCAGCTACGACACCAAGGAAGGCGAAAAGCGAACCGTGATCGAACTCGAAGTGGACGAGATCGGCCCCAGCCTCCGGTACGCAACCGCGAAGGTGACCCGCACCCAGCGGAACGGCAACAGCGGCGGGTTCGCACAGCAGACGTCCGGGTTCGGACAGTCCACCGCACAAGAAGACCCGTGGGCCAACCAGTCCAGCGAAGTCCCCTTCTGACCCACTTCACCCGGTGGCCCGGCGCGAGTCGGGCCACCACCGAAAGGAACACCATGAGCAACTATCAGCCGGGCTACTCGAACATCAAGGACATCAACAAGAAGCTCAAGGAATACCGCGCCGTCGAACAGCAGATCGAAGACGCCATCATCGAGAAGCGCCGCGAGCTGGCCCGCATCGAAGCCGCGAAGCACAAGCTCAAGGCCAAGGCGACCTACGAACCAACCCAGGAAGCTTGGGACTACTGGGAAGCGCACGCCCTCGAACTCGCCCAACAGCCACGACCAATCCACGGCGGACCCGCAGGACTCCGCAGGGCAACCGCTGAGGCCGCAGCACACGACGCAGCAAGGAAAGTGGCATGAAAAACCCTACCGTCCACCGTGACACCTGCGGAACGCCCGCCGGCTACCGCGCACACACCCACCGCGGCGAAGAACGCTGCGAACCATGCAAAAAGGCGTGGACAAAGAACTGCGAACAATACCGGCGCGCAACCCGCCCCAGCACACAGATCATCATCGAAGAAATCGAATGGCTCCTCAAAGCCCACCAAGGGCAGCACTACATCCTCAAAGCCATCGGCTACACCGGACGCGAACTAACCCTCAGGGGACGCCTGGAGAAGCACGGACGCGCCGACCTCGCACGCCGCCTACTGAACATGGAAGACCAGGCCGCATGACCGCCGAAGCGGATTCGGCACGCAGGGCAGCAAGAAAAGCCGCCGATCGGGCACGAAAAGAACACCAAAAACAACAACGAAAGGAGGTCAAATAGTGCCCTGGTTCAACGCTGACGACAAGATGCACGGACACCCAAAAGTTCGTCGCGCCGGCCTCGAAGCCATCGGCCTCTGGGTGGTCTGCGGCACCTACTGCACCGACTTCCTCACCGACGGATTGGTGCCTGCCTGGTACATCAGCTCATGGCCGAAAGGCCCGAAACTCGCCAAACACCTAGTGGAATGCGGCTTCTGGGAACCCGCGCCGGGCGGCGACTACCAGTTCCTCTCGTGGGACGAGTACCAGCGCACGAAGGACAAGGTCCTCGAAGAACGCGCCAAGGGACGCGACCGGTTAGCAGCGTGGCGTGCCTCACAAAAGAGCGCGTAACGCATGTTGTAACGCCGTTACAAACGCCGTACGAAACGCACCCTGTAACGCTGTTCGTACAAGTGTCCAAGACCAAGACCAAGACCAAGTACTTAAACTCACCTTCCAGCCCTACCGGGCTTTCAAAAAAGATGGGGCTGCTTTCCGCCGCCGACGTCACTTAACTATCACGCGAAGGTCTCACACCATGACAGAAAAATTCGATGAAGAAGACGCCAAAAACCTCTACTGGATCATCCAACGCCGACGCCCCAACTGGCACTGGAAAGGAATCATGCACTCACTACAGCAAGCAGCATCACGTGGCGCTTCACTCACTCAGGTGATGGCGGCGGCGGAGAAGACCTGGAACAACCAAAAAGCCACAACCCCCGCCGCGATCCTCTGGGACGAGCACTGGGAAGCGGCGAAGGGTTCACAGACAGCCGGGAACTTGATGGCCCCCCGCCTCTGCGTCGAATGCACCGCCAAGAAACCCGTCACCGAAATGACCAAACACGCCCACGGCTGGGTCTGCAACACACACACGGAGGAATCATGACCACTATTGAGAATGGTTCGCAAGAAGCAAGCGCCCCCCGCTCCCGCGCGCGGAGTAGGCGTTCGGCGAAGGCCGCGGGGAGCTCGTTTGAGCGGCTGGTCGCGGACTACCTGGCTGACACTGTGGATGATCGGATTGATCGCAGGGTGAAGACGGGGGCGCGGGATAAGGGCGATATTGCCGGAGTCCGGGTCCATGGTCAGCGCGTAGTCCTGGAGGCGAAGAACACGGCCCGGATCAATCTGGGTTCGTGGGCGGCTGAGGCTGAAACCGAGCGGGTGAACGATGACGCCCTGGTGGGTCTGATCGTCCACAAGCGCCACGGTAAGGGCCAAGCGGGCGATCAGTGGGTAACGATGACCCTCGCCGATTTCGTGGCCCTCACAACGGGCGCACGGCCCTAACTTTTGTCCGAAAATAGTTGCACCTCGTTTCGTACAATTCACGAAACGAGGTGTAGAATTGTACCTATCGGCCCGAAGCAGCGGACCCCGAAAAGTGGAGATGATCGCCATGAAGCTTGACGAAGTATCCAAAGTCCTTTGTGAATACGGAGCTGCAATTCGCGGCGACTGGGGCAGCATTGACGGGCGCAGCGAACAGTCCAGTATCGAGACTTTTGCCGACGCCATTCTGAAGCCGGAAAAGTACGAAGCCGCAACCCTGCGTGATCAGGCCGACCTTTGCCCCAGCGGCTCGGGTCACTGGACCGAGCACTGCGACGATGACTGCGAGGCTCAGTCATGACAATCATCGATGAACTAATCACCCTCGTGGACAACCTGGACGAGGACGGCCACGACTACCGCGACGTGCAGGCCATCAAACGGATCACGCATAACCTCGCCAAGATCGCCGAAAACCTGAAGGCCCACAAATGAGCGCCCGGGACGAACTGGCTACCGTGATCGGCGCCAAGCTGGACGGGATCTTCGGGAACCGAGACTTCGGGCCCGCAACACAGGACTTCGCACTAGCCGACGCGCTCCTCGCCGAATACGTTCTGGTCAGGCGCCGTGACATGCCCGCAACGCATGTCTCGGAGTATGGGAATGGCGTGTGCACGGCGCTGGCCCAGGAGTTCTACCAGCCACAGCTCCGGTACTCCGAGAATGAAGGTGACAAGCCCGGCCAGTGGAACCGCAACATCGCCTATGCGAATCTTGCAGTTGCCCTTGCTGTCGAATCCCCGGAGCCCACAGCATGACCGCGGATATGGTGGCGGACCCGGAAGGCCAGGAGCTGGTCGCCCGGATTCACGCCCGGAAGCTGGAGTCGGATCTTGCCCGGCAGGAAACCCAGCACGCAGGGCTCAAGGCCGAAGCAGAAGCGCTCGGCACCAGCGACGAGGCCCGGTTCGCGTGGGAGTTAGTCCACGAAGCCGCCGGCATCAAAGCGACTATCCAGTCCCGCATCCAGCAGTTCATCGCCCGGCATCTGATCGGTTACGACCCGGACCCGCAACCCTCACGCCTCGACAGAATGGACGGCATCAAATGAGCTTAGACCTAGACGCCATCGAAGCGCGCGCACAAGCCGCAAGCCCAGGGCCGTGGGGAACGCTTGCAGATACTTACAGGTCGGTTCCAATGCACCGTATCGGCTCGAACATCTCGGGCGCCGACGTTGCGCAGGTGATTTGTCACGGCGAGCAGGAAGCATCTGACGCCGTGTTCATTGCTCACGCCCGCACGGACGTCCCCGCACTCCTCGCCATGTTGCGGGAACAAAAGGCCAAGCTGGAGCGGGTGGAGGCGCTGGCTGAGAAGTGGCGCTACAAAGGTGAGTTCGGCTGGGGAGCATGGCAGGAAGGTCACGGCCCCGACCCCGAAGGCTACGTCCTTGACAGCGTTGCCGGGGAAATCCGTGCCGCGCTCACCGTGACGGACCCGTCATGAGTCAGCGTCTCCCGGATTACGACGACCTACGCGCACGGCAGGCACGCGCCCAGGAACCCGCCACCCCCTTGTCTGAGTGGGAGATCGCGGGCAGGCGGGCACTCTTCGAATGCGGCGCCCAACTCACCGAAGGCAACTACAACATCAACCGCATCCGCGACATCCTCGAAAAGGCAGGCAAATGAGCGCTGTTAGCAAGCCAACCCTTGACTGCCAGCAGTGTGGCAACGTCATTAGGGAACTTACGCCCGATGAAGCTCAGCAAGTTTCCTACAATCCATACAACTTCATTGTCTACTGCCACACCTGCAAGCGGGACCTCGCGTGACCTGTTCGTGTGAGTCCAACGTCCCGGGCGTGTACCTCTGCCACCGTTGTTGTGAGGCGTTGGAGCAGGTGCTGTCCGAGTTGGATTCGGTGGACGCGGCCCTCAACGTCGCTATCCGCGACGTGAAGACGACAGCCACCTACGGCCCGCAAGAGGGCTCAGGGGGTGGCTCCGAATTCGGGCCAGCACCCCTCAACGTCAGCGCATTGTCCGTCCGCAAAGAGATCCACGACTACCTCATGGACACGGCCCTCATGATCGCAACGGATACGCGCGATCCGCTGACGGGCATCGACGCCCACGGGCTGACCAACTACCTGTACTCGCACGTTCCCTGGCTGCGTAACGACGCGAAAGGCCCCGAGCTGCTGGAGCGCTCAGGGAAGTTCGTCCGGGCCGCTAAGAACGTCATCGAAACCGGTGGGGAACGCATCAACGTTGGCCGGTGCGGGTACGTGTTCCAGGAAGTCGAATGTGTTCAGCCGCTCAACCCGTACCGGACGCAAGACACCGTGAAGTGTGGTGTTTGCGGGACGGTCTGGGATGTGAAGGAACGCCAGCGTGACGCGATCGGCGGGGCATGGACTGCCATTGCCTACCCGCCCGTGATCATCCGATCCCTTGAGGCTTACGGGATCAAGATCAAGGTCAAGCACTTTGAGAACTGGGTGGCCGCTGGGCATCTGAAGCCGGCCCGGGAACTCGCCGGCCGGAAGCAGTACAGGGTCAATGAAGTGTGGGCTGTGGCGAATCGGATGCAGGAGCGAAAGCGCAAAGTTGCATGAAACTACACCTTATTTCGCAAACAGTTGCACTTCGTTTCGTTTTTAGGGTATGATGAAATCATGATGGAATAACTATCCATTGAAAGAGCCTCCAGGAATGGGGGCTCTTTTTCATGCCCGGATGAAGGAGCAGTCATGACGGCTTGGGGTTTGCGCAGTAAGGGCGGAATCGTCACTGAGGCGCCCAACGAGATCAAGGCGCGACACTGGGCCGGCTACGACTTCAAGGCACGCATCGGCGACGTAGGCGAATACCTCGTCAAGCAGGACGAACCAGGCGAATGGGTTGAGGCGTGAAAAGGTACACCCACACCCCGGCGCACCCTGACGTGGTCGCTGGCCTGAATGATGCGGCGGTCCTGTCCCAGTTGGCGGAGCGGATTGACACGCTCATCCCCGAGCCAAGGACGCACACCGCTCAGCAAGCCCTCATCACCGCCCGAGTCGCACTCTTGGCGGCGGTGAAGGAACTCACCCCCTAGATTTGGTGCGCGTTGGTCAACACGATGTGACTCGTGATGTGGCCGTATGGGTCTTCCGCGGTTTCGTGAAGCCTACTCCGCTGCTTCGGAACGCTGCCAACGCGCACCAACAGAATTGGTTCCGAGAATCGCTCTGACCGTTCCCCTTGCAGGGGTTAGAGGTTACCGACCGGACCGGCCCGAGCGTCCCACGTAGGTCTGCAAGCCTGCGATACGGGGCGTGTGATTTGTTTGGCGGTGCGAAACCGTCCATTCGGGCTTTCGGGGCGTGTCCTGCGGTCTTCGCCGTGGGGCGCGCCCCAATTACATACGTCCTTGAACGCCGTTGCGCCACGTGCCGCACGCAGCCAAGGAACGCACAACCGGCCAACGCCCAGGCAAACCGGAAGCAAAACCAGGGCACCTTTTCACAACCGTAAGCAGACGGGAACACCATGACGCGCTGTAAATATGGGTCCGCGATAGACGACCTATCCAAAGCCCAAGGCCACAAGTTCCTCGCTTACTCCGCAAAGAATGAAGACGGGCGCTACACCTACGGGTCGCGCCATGTTGCGGAACAGCTCGGCATTGGCAAGTCCAGCGTCAACGAACACCGCGCCGGGAAATGTGTTTGCTCCAAGGCTGAGGTGCCGGTCAACTCCGAGCTTCACCGCCCGGACGGTACAGCCGACTACGTGACCATGAGCGAACGCGCGTGGGGCTACGAAGACTTCCGCCGGTTCATCGCCTCCAAGGGCCAGGATCCCGACAAGGTCACCTTCACGTGGGGAGTCACCAGCACCCCGCAGGGCGGCTATTTCAACAAACTCAACAACGTCCGGCCTGTTGCCTCGGTTGAGGCCGGGTTGGAAGCCGTTGACCTGCCCGCACTGTACGCTGCGGCACGTCACGCGACCCCGAAGTCCACGCCGCCCTACCAGGACCGCGCCACGGTCATTGTGTGGGCGGATCCGCAGATCGGTAAGACCGGTTCGCGTGGCGGCACTGCTGAGCTGATCGAACGCTCCACGGTGATCCGTAAGAAACTGGATGAGCTGCTCGGTGAGCGGAACCCCTCGGCGATCCTCCTGGCTGATGCTGGGGACGGGATTGAGGGGTTTGAGTCCGGTGGCAACCCCATGTTCACCAACGATTTGAGCCTGTCGGGGCAACTCGACACGTACGGCACGGAACTGTTCGAGTACATCAACCTCGCCCACGCTTACGCGCCTGTCACGGTTGCGGGGATCCCGTCGAACCATGCTGCGTGGCGGTGCGGGAAACAGAACCTCGGACGCCCCAGTGACGACCTTGGCCTGTTCATGCACAAACAGGTTCAGAAGGTCACCGACGCAGCCAACATGGACGTCTCATGGGTGAAGCCGGCCGAGTATGACGAGTCCGTTGCTGTGGACTTCTACGGCACCCGCGTCGGCATTGTCCACGGTAACCAGTTCGGCCCGGGCCAGGCTGTCACGTGGTGGCAGAAGCAAGCCTTCGGTGCACAAGCCGCGGCTACCGCTGACGTCCTCGTGCATGGTCACTACCACTCGTTCTCAGCTTCGGTAGCTGGAAGGAACCCGCAGTCAGGCCGTCAACGGTACTGCCTCGGCGCACCCACCCTGGATAACGGCTCCGACTGGTTCCGGCAAGTCCAAGGCCGCGACAGTGACCCCGGCCTCATGGTCTTCGACGTCACCGAACAGGGTTTCGACCTGTCGTCGCTGACGATCCTCACCGCGTAACGGCTGTCCCAACAGAATCACCCACTAACGGCTAAGGGGTTTCGGTGACCAGTTACAACCTGTTCACCGACACCCCGCAACTCGCGGCAGCCGCAGACAGTGACGCGCTGAGTGTTGGAACAGCGTTCTACACCACGGCCCCGGCGTGGGTGACTGAGTTTCGCTACCTCAGCCCCACGCCGGGCGTATCGGCATCACAGCGCACAGCAGCCCTGTACGCCACCGCGGACGGGCTCACGGGCACGCTCGTTGCTGGACCCATAACCCTGCCAGCACCGACTGATGGCGCGTGGGTGACAGGCGCCTTGCCTGCCCCCTACGCGCTCGATCCAGGCACACGGTACCGCGTTGTCGTGTTCCACCCCAACGGTGGATACGTTGCTACGTCACGTTACTTCCTCGACGGTGAAGGCGCGGCTGACCGGATTCACGGCCCGGTCGTGATTCCGACAGCGGATAACGTCCCGTACTACCGGCAAGGGTCTTACGGGTACGGGCCAGCGTTGCAGTTCCCCACGCAGTCGTTCAACGGGGCGAGTTACTACTCGGACGTGACAATCACCGACGTTGACCCCAGCACTCCACCGCCGCCACCACCACCGAGTGACGCCGTAGACATCACCGTCACCGCCACCCTGGACCCGCGACGCTGGGCCACTGACCTTCCCGCACGGTCTAAGACGGCCACTCTCGACACGAAACGATGGGCAGGCAGCTTGTGAACAGTTACGAACGCGAGACCGTCGAGTTCCAGCCCGTCACCATCACCGTAGACGGCACACCAGTCACGACGGGTGTCACGTTCTGTGTCGCACCGGACGGGACCAGACCAGTCACCTACGCCGCGCCCGCCACCATCAACGGGAAGATCGGCGTCATGGTCACTGGGCTAACACCCGGCGCCTACCGTGTTTGGGCCAAGATCACATCCAACCCCGAAACCCCCGTCATCAACTGCGGCTACATCACCATCACCTAAAGGCGGGGACATGCTCACAGGCCAAGTCGGGGTGGTTGTCAACGCGCGAGGATGGATGGGCAAGGCAATCCAATGGGCAACACGAAGCAGCGCCCACCACTGCATCATCGCCATCAACGAGACACACTGCATATCAGCCCAGCCTGGCGGAGCCAAGCGCAGACCCATCAGCGACTTCGAGTTCGTAGTCTGGTCACGATACAACTTCAACGAGGACGAAGCACACTACATCGCAGGCGTTGCAGACTACAGCCAAGGCGTGCGCTACGACTACCTCAGCTTCATTGCCCTAGGCTTCCACTTCCTCACAGGCCTGAAGATCTCAGACCGCCTCGCCGCATGGCTGGACAGCAGAGGCGAGACCACATGCTCAGGTCTAGCCGCCAAGATCATGCACAACGCCAGACATGCAGCACCCACCACCACAGTCCCATGCCCCGGTGACTGGCTCACGTTCATACAGACACACCACTGATGCCAAGGGCTAAGCGCATATGCGGTAAGCCATCGTGCCCCAACGCTGCACAAGGGCGCTACTGCGACAAGCACAACGCCGAGTACGAGACCAAGCGCGGAACACCACAGCAACGCGGCTACGACACCACACACCGCATGATCCGAGCACGAGTCAACGTCACCGTCCAAGCAGGCGGCGCACGATGCGTCCGCTGCGGCAACGTCATCACCCCCGGCACAGCATGGCACCTCGACCACACCGACGACCGCACCGCCTACCTCGGCGCCGCACACGCCACATGCAACACCTCAGCGGGCGGCAAAAAGGCACACACAAACTGAACACAAAAGAATCACGGACTAATTACCCGTGACAGTAAGGCCCGGTACCCCAAGTGCCGGGCCTTACGCATTCCTTGGGGGAAACGAATGGCAAGCAAATCTGACAGCCCGACAAAGACCTGTACCAAAGACGGATGCGAACGGGCACTGAGAGCACGCGGACTATGCGGAAGCCACTACAACCAGGCACACCACCCCAACCGCCACGCAAAGAAGCTGACAGCGTGCGCATGGTGCGGTACCGAAGTGCTGAAGCAAGCAGGCGGCAACAAGGCGCGACGCCCCGTGTGCTCAGACCAGTGCAGACAATGGCTCAAGACTCCATACTGTGCGCTGCCTACCGATCACTGGGCAAGGTGGTACGGCAAGGCGAGCACATGGGCCGCGCCAAAGAGGCAGATGGTCCTGCTAACCATCGACTGTGAATGGTGTGGCAAGAGCATCACTCAGAACATGGACACGCAACGCTGGTGCTCAAGGACATGCAAGACCAGAGGCAACAACAGGAAGCGCAGAGCAAGGGAACGCGGCGCGCTCGGGCAGTACTCTAACGCTCAGGTCATCGACCTATGGCTTGCTCTAGGCATGTGCTGCGCTTACTGCGATGAGCCAACGATGTCCGTCACAGCAGACCATATAGTCTCGCTCGCTCGCGGTGGGAGTAACGACATTACCAACATCGCCCCAGCTTGCTCGCCATGCAACAGCGACAAGCGAGAGTTGACGCTAGACGAGTGGCAGCATGACCGCATACGCCGCGGGCTGAAGCCGCTCTACCTAACCGAGCCAGTAGCCACGCCCGCTGCCGCCTGACCTGCCCCAAGGGGGTGGGGAGGGGGGCCTGAGCGCGGCTCATACGGCACCGCCGGTGAGGTCGCTAGATGTTTTTTCGTGTTCAAACATTCCGGAGTTGTCGTTTCAACCGTTGTTAGGAGGTCGCTGTGACTAGTGGCGGTTCTCGTAATCGGTCAGGTCCTAAGCCGTCTGATACTTCGTTGGGTGCGGCTCGGCGGGGCTTGGAGTTTGACACTCTACCTGCTGATGGTTTCAAGGGTGAAGCCCCGGTTTTCCCGTTCTCCAAGGTCAATGTGTACTTCGTCTACAAGGACGATAAGGGTAAGCCGGTTCGTGAGTTGGACGAGGACGCTACTCAGGAGCGGTTCACCCGTGAGTTGGAGTTGTGGGCTTGGGCGTGGTCGACTCCGCAGGCTGTGGCTTGGGAGCGCGAGCCGTGGCGTTGGCATTCGGTGGCTATGTGGGTTCGGACTGCGGTGGTTTGTGAGTCTGAGGATGCGCAGGCTGCGGATAAGAATTCGTTGCATAGGTTTTCGGATCAGATTGGTTTGACGCCGGCTGGTTTGAAGGAGAACGGCTGGAAGATCGGTGCTGTTGCTGAGGAGAAGGCTACTGGTACTGCTGGTAAGCGTTCGTCGTCTCGTTCCCGTTTGAGGGTTGTGGGGAATGGCGGATGATTTCAGTATTAGTTTCCCGCCGGGCCAGACTCTAGGTTTTCTTGGCGCTGATTGGATCGAGGCGCATTGCAGCGTTCCTGATGGGTTTGATAAGGGCACGCCGTTTGTTCCGTCTGATTGGCAGTTGCAGATCATCGCTAACCATTACCGGGTGAAGGCGACGGCTAAGTGGGTTCCTGAGCGTCCTGTGTTGGCGCCGTCTTTCACGTATCGGCGTTCTCAGGTTGTGGCGCCGCAGAAGACGGGTAAGGGCCCTCTTGCTGCGGCTGTGACATGTCTTGAGGCTGTGGGTCCGATTGTTTTTGCTGGTTGGGCCGCTGGTGGTGAGGTTTATGACTGCCGGGATCATGGTTGCGGTTGCGGGTTCGTGTTTGTGTATGAGCCTGGCGATGCGATGGGGATCCCGCGGAAGACGTCGCTGATTCAGTTGGTCGCGACGTCTGAGGAGCAGGTCGATAACGTTTATCGGCCTCTTCAGGCGATGGTCCGGTCTGGTCCGTTGGACGAGATTATGAAGACGGGTGAGCAGTTCGTCCGCCTGCCTGAGAACGGCAAGATCGAGGCTGTCACCAGCTCGGCTATGTCGCGCCTGGGTAACCCGATCAACTTCGCGAACTTTGACGAGTCTGGCATTTACACGGTGCAGAACAAGATGGTTCGTGTTGCTCAGACGATGCGTCGTGGTCTGGCTGGTATGGGTGGGCGTTCGATTGAGTGGACGAACCCTTGGGACCCGGCTGAGAACAGTACGGCTCAGCAGACTTACGAGTCCAAGAGCACTGACATTTACCGGTTCTATCGGAAGCCGCCGGCTGACCTGTCCTATAAGAACAAGGTTGAGCGGCGCCGGATTCACAAGTACGTGTATGAGGGTTCGCCGTGGGTTGATCTGGACGCTATTGAGGCTGAGGCTTCGGAGCTGATGGAGACTGACCCGGCGCAGGCTGAGCGGTTCTACGGTAACCGGATTGTGCATGGCCTTGGGTCTTGGCTGAAGGATGGACTTTGGGAGGCGGCTTATGCCGGAAATGGTGTGGTTGCCGAATCCTGAGCCCGGTACTCCTATATGTCTGGGTTTTGATGGGTCTGAGAATGATGACTGGACGGCGTTGCAGGCGGAGACGATTGACGGTTTCACGTTTACGCCTCGTTACGGGCCCGACAGCTTGCCGACGGTGTGGAATCCGGCTGAGGAGGGCGGGTCGATTCCGCGTGATCAGGTTCATGTGGCGGTTGATGAGTTGTTCAAAAGGTACAAGGTTGAGCGGTTTTACTGTGACCCGCATGACTGGTATTCGGAAATTGGTGAGTGGTCGGTCAAGTACGGCGATAACCACGTTTTCGAGTGGCCGACTAACAAGGTCAGCCGCATGTACCCGGAGATCAAGCGCTTTGAGATTGACCTCGCGCAACGGAAACTCACGCATGACGGTTGCCCGATCACTGCGACCGCTGCGGCGAACGCTAAGAAGCTGGGGAAGTTCAACCAACAGTACGTGTTGGGGAAACCGGCGAATCACCAGAAGATCGACGCCATCATGGCGCGCATCCTGGCTCACACCGCAGCGGCTGATGCCCGCGAGGTTGGCTGGGGTACTAAATCCAAGTTGAAGCGCGCCAAGGGCCGCACATCTAGCACGTAAAGGGGTTGGCTTTGCCTAATCTTGAGGTCAATTCCCCTGAGTGGTGGGTTCAGCGGTTGCATAAGGACCTGATCTCGCGTCAGGAACACATTGAGTTGATGGACCGGTATTACCGGGGCGATCATCCTCTTCCGTGGCTTGCCCCGCAGGCTCATGACGATTTCCGGCGCATTTTGAAGATGTCCCGGTCGAATTACATGGGTCTTGTGTGTGACGCGCAGGTTGAGCGGATGACGCTTGACGGGTTCCGGGTTGGTACGTCTCAGGATTCCGATTCTGATATGTGGCGTATTTGGCAGGCGAACCGTTTGGATTCGGATTTTGATCAGGGCATGTTGGAGGCGTCTATCGCCGGCATGGCTTACATCCTGGTCGCTCCGAATCCTGACGATGCGAAGACGCCGCGGATGTGGATTGAGCATCCGTCTCAGGCCATTGTTGCGTACACGCCCGGGTCTGGTCGGAACTCCCGTGCTGCTGGGTTGAAGGTGTGGGAGGACGAGACGACGGGCAAGATGCTCGCGACTCTGTACCTGCCTGACTGGATCTACAAGTACGAGTCTGAGTCGAAGCGTGTCCTGCCATCTGATCAGGTCAAGTGGGTTCCCCGCGTGGTCGATGGCGAAGATTGGCCTGCCGCGAACCCGCTGAAGGTTGTTCCGCTGGTGGAGTTGCCGAACAACCCCCGCCTGTTGTCGGGCGGTGTGTCGGAGCTCGCCGATGTGACAGACATTCAAGACCGGGTCAACAAGACGATCGCTGATCGGTTGATGACTCAGGACTTTGGGGCTTTCCCGCAGAAGTGGGCGAAGGGCTGGCCTGAAGAGGACGAGAACGGGAACGTCAACCAGCGCCTGGATATTGGGCGTGACCGGTTGATTACGACCGATTCGGTTGATGCCGCGTTCGGTCAGTTTGATGCTGCCCCTCTTGATCCGTATTCGGCGGCGAAGCGTGAGGACGTGAAGGACATCGCGTCACGGACCAGGACACCGGCGCAGTATCTGCTGGGTGAAATGTCGAACGTGAATGGTGAGACGTTGAAGGCGTCTGAGTCGGGCCTGATTTCCAAGGTTCGGCAGCGTTGCCGGCCGATCACTGAGGGCGTCAAGGATGCGTTGTCGATTGTGCGCCGTATCGCTGGCCTACCCGATGAGCCTATCGAGGTTATCTGGCATAACCCTGAGTTCCGCACCGAGGGTGAGCTTGTTGACGCTCTGGTGAAGATGTCCACCCTGAACGTCCCCGAAGAGGCTCTTTGGGAGCGTTGGGGCGCTACACCGCAGGAACGTGACCGGTGGCGTGAGTGGAACAAGGAACGCCGCATTGACCCGACGCTCGTTGAGATGAATAAGCAGCTGAATAGTCCTAACCCGGTTGTCTGATCTGAGGGGGTCCATTGACGATCCCCGATGCTGTGGCGGCACAGTATTTGCTGATGCAGAAGTTGCAGACGACGGCGGTTTTGGCGGGGCGTAGGGCTTGGGCGGGGATTGACCCGAACAACTTGTCGGCTTCGTGGTCGCAGGGCGTTTCGGTGATTTCGGGGATTGTCGCGGGCCAGCAGGAGCGGGCCGCGGTTGCCGGGGCGTCTTATGTTTCGGATGCCCTGGCTGAGAATGACGACTATTCGATGCCGGATGCGTTTGTGGATCCTCGCGGGTTCGCTGGGTTCGCTGCTGATGGGCGCCCGCTGGGTTCGTTGCTGTATTCGCCTATCACTACGACGAAGCGGTTGATTGGTGAGGGCGCGAGCGTCCAACAGGCGCTTGCGTCGGGCCGGTCAGCGTTGGACCTCATCCTGCACACCACGATTTCTGACGCGGGCCGGGCGGCGTCAAGCGTGAACATTGCCGCCCGCCCTCGAACCGGCTATGTGCGGATGCTGTCCTCCGGGGCGTGTTCCCGGTGCGCTGTTCTGGCAGGCCGGTACTACCGCTGGAACGCCGGGTTCGCCCGGCACCCGCAGTGCGCGTGCATCCACATTCCGGCGTCTGAGAACGTCGCCGGAAGCATGAAAACGGATCCTTACGCCTACTTCAAGAGCTTGTCAGCCGCGGAACAGGACAAGCGCTTCGGGGTTGCCGAGGCTAAGGCTATCCGTGACGGCGCCGACATGTTCCAGGTGGTCAACGCTAAACGCGGAGTGTCCTACGGTGGCATATCGAAAGATGGCACCCACCGGGGTCAGAAGGCGGGAAGTTTCACTACTGAGGGAACGTCTCGGCGCGGCAACTTCGGCAACACCAATGGGCCTCGCCTCACCCCGGAGGCGATCTATTCCAAGGGTCTCCCCCGCGACCAGACGTTGAAGCTTCTCGAACAGCACGGCTACATCCTGCCGGGCGGTCAGAACCCTACCGGTTCCATCCGTGGTGAGGTACAGGGGTTCGGGCAGCTTGGCCGTGGCGGTACCCGCGTTGGTGCGCGTGAGGCTGTCCTAAACGCCCGCGGTACCGGCGTGCGTGACCCCCGCGTTAGGGCAACGATGACCGCTGCCGAGTTGCGCGCCTTCGACGCTAAATCGCGATGGGCGGATGTTCGCAACGGTGTGAACCCGTTCAACCCGAAACGCCCCCTAACCCCCGAGATCGCTGCCCGAGTCGAGAAAGACTTCCGGCGCAACGTTCTCGGCTACTAGTTTTCCCACCCTTCTCCTGGTGGGTTCGCCTACTGCCGGCGTCAAGGCAGGTTCATGCCGACGGGCTTACGGATAAAGAAAGAGGGCATTTCACATGTCTGAAACCACTGCAACCGAGGAAACGACAGGCGCTGAGAGTGCTTGGAATCCCCCGGCTAGTCAGGACGAGTTCAACCGGATCATCACGGAACGCCTCAACCGGGAACGGTCGAAGTTCTCCGATTATTCGGATTTGAAGTCGAAAGCTCAGCAGTTCGACCAGCTCAGCGAGTCTCAGAAAACTGAGGCTCAGCGGCAGGCGGATGCGTTGAAGGCTACTGAGACGCGGGCTAGCGCCGCGGAAGCGGAACTCGCGAGGGCGAGGGCTGCGCTGAAGTACAAGCTCGCTGACGAGGACCTGGACCTGCTTGGTACGGGTTCCCCGGAAGAGATCGACGCCCGCGCTAAGCGGTTGTCTGAGCGGCTGGCGCCGAAAGCGCCGGATTTTGATGGTGGTTCCCGCAAGTCCGCTGGCGCCCCGCAGAACATGAACGACGTCATCCGGAAGGCCGCAGGCCTCGGATAACAACAACCCCAGTCGCCATGTCTGGGCTTTGTTGCAAAAAACTAACCCCTAGGAGGTCAACATGGCGACTTACAACAACATCACGGCGCGCCCTGATGCACAGGCGCTTATTCCCGAGGAAGTCTCTAAGGCGCTCCTCGGTGCTGCGACTGAGCAGTCTGCTGTTCTTCAGCAGTTCCGCCGTATCCCGGTTTCCCGGAATCAGCTTCGACTGCCGGTCCTGTCCGCCCTCCCGGTCGCGTACTGGGTTGATGGTGACACGGGCCTGAAGCAGACTTCCGAGATCAACTGGAAGAACAAGTACCTGAACGTCGAGGAAATCGCGACGATCATCCCCGTTCCTGACAACGTCCTCGCCGACGTTGACGCGAACATCTGGGATGAGGCTATGCCGTTCCTTGCTCAGGCTGTGGGCCGCGCCCTTGACCAGGCCGTGTTCTTCGGTACGAACGCCCCGTCTTCGTTCCCGACGAACGTTGTTGCCGCGGCTCTCGCTGCGGGTAACAGCATCACCGAGGGTTCGACCGCCGCGCAGGGTGGGTTCTTCGGCGACATCGACAAGGCCTACGGCGCGCTTGAGTCCGATGGCTTCGAGGCTGAGGGCTGGGTTGCCGGCATCGGTCTGAAGGGCAAGCTGCGTGGGGCTCGTGACACCCTCGGTCAGAAGGTTGACGCGACCCGCGTTGGTGCGGATCTCCGCAGCATCGACGGCCTGCCGATCTCCTACCCGATGAAGGGTCTGTGGCCGACCGGTGGCGCGGCTGGCACGAACGTCCGAGGCCTGGTCATGGACTCTGACGAGTTCGTTGTCGGCGTCCGTCAGGACATCAGCCTGAAGGTCCTGACCGAGGCTGTCATCCAGGACAACACTGGCGCGATCATCTACAACCTCGCCCAGCAGGACATGACGGCGCTGCGCCTGACGTTCCGCGTCGGCTGGCAGGTCGCGAACACCATCAACAACGAACAGTCCGACGAGACCAAGCGCTACCCGGCTGCTGCTCTGGTCTTTTAGTCCGTTGTGATCTGGCGCCCCGGGCTGTGATGTCCGGGGCGCCTAACCCTTGAAGGAGGCCCCTGTGGCTGATGCACCAAAAGAAGAAGCGACTACGCCCGCTGCGCCGTCCGGCCTTGACCTTGTGAAGGCTGAGGCTGACAAGGCGTATGGGCAGGGTTTCATCGGCGAGAAAGTCGATCCGAACCCCAATGAGGTCTACACCATCGCGGGCGTTATCGCCGCCAAGAAGTCCTAGGGGGAACCGTGGCGCTGCCTCCACTTGCAACTGTTGCTCAGCTTGAGGCGCGCCTCGGTCACCCGGTGGACGAGGTCAGGGCCACGGCTTTGATTGAGGACGCTTCGGCTGTGGTGCGTAATTACACCCGGCAGATGATCAGTTACGTCCAGGATGACAAGATCGCGCTCAGGTATTCGCGGGGCCGGGTGACGCTCCCGGAGCGTCCAGCGTTCGAGCCTACACAGGTTGAGCGCGCGGACGGTTCGGGTGTTATCCCGCCCGTGTCGTGGTGGTGGTCTGGCCTGAATGAGGTTGAGTTTTACAACTCAACCCTGATCGCGAACGGCCCGTACTACCGGCATGCGATGCGTTCCGTGATTGTGACGTATTCCCACGGCTACCAGGACATTCCCGCGGACATTGTTGCCGTGGTGTGTCAGGTTGTGGGGCGTGTCATTGATAGTGCGGTGTCGTCGCCCGGGCTCCGGTCTGAGGCGATTGATGATTACAAAGCGGATCTTGGCGGCGGTTTGTCGTCGGGGACTATTGCGCTTGTGCCCGAGGAGATGCACGTTCTTGACCGTTACCGGACTCGCTCTGGTTCGACTGGGTTGAGGTACGTCTGATGGGCGCGGGCGTGTCGCCGGGTGCGCGTCGGGCTGCTGAGAACCGGATGGTTGATCGGTGTACGATCCGCCGGCAGACGGGGCTTGTCACGGATCCGGTTTCGGGCAATGTGTCCCCCGGCTACGAAACCATCTACACGGGTAAGTGCAAGGTGCAGACCTTCACTAACCGTGAGCTGATGAAAAACGGTGGCGAGCACGAGTTCATCGTCCAACGCTACGAGGTGCAGGTCCCCGTCTCGGTGGTTGGTGTTCGCATCAACGATGAGGCTGTGATCGAGGCTTCGGCGAACGACCCAGACCTTGTTGGGCGCGCGTACCGGGTTGTTGGTTTGCTGAACAAGTCGGCTGCTACGGCCCGGCGTCTTGGGGTGGAGGAGATGCCATCGTGAGCACGGTAGAGACGTTCACCGTTGACACCCACGAGATTAGCCAGTTGACGGCGGATCTGATCAAGGCTGCCCCTTTGGCTGTTCTGAAGGTGGAGCCGATTGTGAAGAAGGCCGCGCAGAACGTCAAGAAGGCTATGCAGGCTGACGCTAACAAGTCCCGCCACTTCAAGCAGATCGCCCGGACGGTCACGTATGACGTGAACGTTGGGCAGTTCGGTGGGGACGCATCGGTTGATGCGGAGATCGGCTATGACAAGTCGGTTGGTTCGGTTGCAGCCCTTGCTGGTATCGCCATCTTCGGCACGTCCCGCCCTGGTGGCGGGACTGTGCGTAACCCGGTTGAGGCGTTGAACGATGAGGCACCGAACCTAGAGCGCTATCTCGGCGAGATTGGTGACGGGATCCTCATATGATCGCTGACCATTACGCGGGTGTTGCCGCGCTCCTGCCGTCCGACATGACCGTTTACAAGGGTGACGTTCCCGGCACCCCGACTTACCCGTATGTGGTGTTGTGGGGTGACGGTGGCACGGCTGGCACGGAGGCGTTATCGGATGATCCGACGACGTTGACGCTGAAGGTTTACGCCACGGTCGCGGGCATGACGTTCGACTCCGCAGCGATCATCTTGCAACGCGTCAGGACGGCCCTGAACAGGGCTAGACCGACCGTACCTAACCGGGTGACGCACCGCATGGTTCAGACCCCGCAGATGCCCATACAAGCCGACCTGTCCGTCACCATCCCCGGCGTAGGGCATCCGTTCTACGCCGTGGATCAGTACGACCTGATCAGCGACCCCAAATAGCTACAAAGGAGGACGGCAATGGCCCGTCTTATTGATGTCTGGCGGAAATCCACCGGGCAGAAGTACGAGCACCCCGTACCCGATTCGTGGATCAGGGACCAGGTCAATCCGGACCTGACTGCGATTGATCCCAGCACGCCCGAGGCAATCGCACCGGACGAACAACCCACTGACCTGAAAGAGGTTTGATATGCCCCGCTCGCTTGCTATTGGTGCAGTGAAAGTTACTGTACTCACGGTTGCCCCGGCTACCGCCGGCGTCCTGTCCCTCGCGACCGACCTTGTCGGCACGAACGCGAAGGATGTTTCTGACAACATCCTGAAGTCTTCGTACACTCTCGGCGCTACCGGCGCTGACAAGGTGAATGAGCCTTCCCTTGCTTCGACCACGAACAGCTCCGTCCCGGGCATGTCGAACTACAACGGCGACATCGAGTTCTTCCGCTACCTGGACGCTGACGGCAAGTCCGTCCCGACCGAGGACGTTCCCTTCACGATCTTCACTGAGAAGGGTATCCGGGTGTGGATTGTGGAGCGCAAGGGCCCGCCGGCGTCTACCCCCCTCGCTGTCGGTGACGAGGTTGACATCTACGAGGTCCTGACTGATGACCCGCGCCCCCCGAAGGACTACGCATCGTACCTGAAGTTCGGGCAGATGTTCCATGTTCAGAAGGTGTGGAACCGGGTTGCCATCGTGGCGTAACTAATACCAGCGGCGCGGGGTTGTTTTCGCAGGCTCCCCCGCGCCGCTTCACCACTCAATTGCCTGCGACCCCCTCTTACTTAGGAGCCTGCGACCATGACTGAAAACACTACTGCCCCCCTTGAAGCGCCCGAAGACTTCGACATTGATGCCTGGCTGTCGGATGCGAAACGCCCGGAGCGTTCCGTGACTGTTTACAAGCGCGCGGACCTGATGGCTGACCTTGACGCGCTGGAGCGTCGGATCGAGGAAGCCAAGAGCGTCCCGGAGGAGGACCAGTCGCTGACCGACTCCGCCGATCTCCTCGAACAGGAGTACGTCAAGCTCGCGCAGCAGTTCCACGATTCGGGCATCACGATCCGGGTTAAGGGACTCACCCAGGATGAGATCGACGCGATCGGCAAGAAGGCGAAGGCTGACAACCGTTCTGACGCGGAGATTGGGCGTCTTCAGATTGAGGCGGCGCTGGTGTCGCCGAAGATGACCTTCGAGCAGCTGGGCAAGCTGTCGCAGGCGATTGGTGACGCGCAGATGTCGAAGATCGTTGCCGCGTACCAGCTCGCTACGTTGCAGCAGCCCGAGGTTACTGTCCCTTTCTCGCGTCGGTCCTCTGGACAAGGAAATGGCCGGGGATAATCTCCCTCCTGAAGACCGCGCGTGATTACCGTCAGCCCCCGTCACTGTTCATGGGTGGCGGGGGCGAGTGGACGGTGAAAGACCGGCTGCTCGCGTTGGCTCTAACCGCCTACGAGGATGGGCTGTGTTCTTGCGGGTATGCGGCGCACATTTGCCGACACCCAGAGAACGACGGCTACTTCGACGTGGACACAACCGTCTGTTATGCGAACGCGGCCATTGAGATTCACCGCAACGCCGAGGGTTACAAGCCGGACCCTGGCGAGCAGTTGGGCGCCGTGTACACGCGCACCCGTGACGAGCCGCTAGTTCCGCTCGACCGCAGCAAGTAGGCGCCGCGCGAAGCCGACAACGGCTAGGACCGCGCCGACAAGAACGGCACTGACCGACAGCACCCCGGGCATTCCTCCGCTAATCGCTGCTGCCACGCACAGCAATAGGCCGACCACGGCAATCACAAGACCGACCCACAAGAGCCCGTCGCCGGGCTTCTTCGTGGTGATTTCCCCCTGCTTTGTCATTGGCAGAGTATCGCACACATTATCTGAATAGTGGAGGCCTGCCGTGGCGGATCGTAGCGTTGTTGTTCGTCTGAAGGCTGAGGTATCTGGGTTCCAGGCTGCTATGGCGGCTTCTGGTGCGTCGGCTCAGAAGATGCAGGCCGATCTTGAACGGATGCAGGCCGCTGGTGGGTCTTCACTGGGGAAGCTGGCGACTTCTGCGGATGTACACAAGGAGGCGTGGAAGACCTCGGGTATTGCCCTGCTTGGGTTTGGCGCCGCCGCTGAGGCTGGTGTTGGGCTGGCGGTAAAGGCGTTCGCTGACTTCAGTGCGAAGATGGCGCAGGTTCAGTCGCTATCGCACGCGTCGGCTGATGACATGAACACCCTGACTACTGCGGCCCTGAACATGGGCCAGTCAATCGGGTTCTCCGCGACTGAGGTTGCGGACGCTCAGATTGAGCTGGTCAAGGCTGGCGTGTCGGTCAAGGACATCATGGGCGGCGCCCTCGCCGGCTCTCTGACGCTTGCTGCTGCGGGTCAGATCGACGTTGCACAGGCGACTGAGATCTCCACTATTGCCATGACGCAGTTCGGGCTTGCTGGCAAGGACATTCCGCACGTTGCCGACCTCCTCGCAGCGGGTGCTGATAAGGCGCTCGGTGGGGTGTCTGATCTTGGTTGGGCGTTGAAGTCTGGCGGTCTGGTCGCTCACCAGTTCGGCATGTCATTGGACGACACCGTCGGCACCCTGTCCCTGTTCGCTCAGAACGGCCTGATGGGTGAGGCTGCGGGCACGGATCTTCGGCAGATGCTGTTGAAGCTCGCGGCACCGTCTAAGACGGCTTCTGAGGATATGAAGTCGCTCGGCATGAGCATCTACGACCAGCAAGGCCACTTCGTTGGCATGACCTCGCTTGCTGGTCAGTTGCACGACAAGATGGGCAAGCTGTCCGAGTCTGAGCGTAACGCGATGGAAGCGCACATCTTCGGCGCCCGTTCCATTGTCGGTGCGAACATCCTCTACCAGGCTGGCGCGCAGGGTGTGCAGGACTGGATCAACAACGTCAACGATTCCGGGTTCGCCGCTAAGCAGGCCGCGGGCAAGATGGACTCCCTCTCTGGCGACATGAACAAGCTCCAAGCATCCTGGCAGACCAGCATGATCGAGATGGGCTCAACGGCTGACGGGTTCCTCCGCCCCGTGGTGCAGCACATTACCGACGTGATTCACGGGTTTGAGAAGTTGCCCGAGTCCACGAAGGGCACGATCCTCGGGTTCGCTGCGGTCACGGGTGCTGTTGCCCTCGTTGTGGGCGGATTCGTCACCCTTGCCCCCAAGGTGTTCGACACGATTTCTGGGTTCAAGACGCTAGTTAGCAGCTCGGAGTTTCTGACTGCCAACATCGGGAAGGTCGGCAAGGCTGCGGTTCTTGCTGCCGCTGAGATGGTCGCCTTGCAGACTGCGGCCGCTATTTCCAACTCGTTCATGCCCGCCGCTGCGAGCGTTGATAAGACGACGCAGGCGCTGATCGGGTTGAAGAGCAACGGTGGTGCCATTGATGACCTGTTCAAATCGTTCGACGACCAAGGGCGCGCCGCTGGCGGTATTGCCAGTGTTGGCGATGCGCTTTACCGGGTAAACAATATGCAGTGGAGCGACAGCCTCAACAAGGGCATCAGCGACCTAACTGGTATCGCGGATATGTTGAAGCCGGCGCGTGATCAGATCGACAAGATTGACCAGTCGCTGTCTAGTCTCACATCTTCTGGCAACGCACCAATCGCTGCTGAGGGTTTCAAGAAGATCGCCGATGAGGCTCTGAAGAGCGGCGTCAGCCTTGAGACCTCGGCTAAGAGCTTCCCGCAGTACATGGATGCACTGCGGGCGCAGGCATCACAGGCGAAGGTCACTCTGAACGATCAGGAGTTGCTTGACTGGGCGATGGGTAAGGTTCCCGCGTCCATGCAAACGGCTGCGGGCGCGACCCAGACGTACACGGACGCGCTGGGGCAGTCGCAGGCCGTAACCCCGGAGATGACGAAGGCCCTAGACAATATCGGCCTCTCCGCTGAGGGCGTCGTCATTGATATGGGCAAGCTGATTACCTCGTTCGAGCAGGCTGGTCTTATCCAGATCAGCGCGGATCAGGCGCTGAGCGACTACTATGCGTCGTTGGATGCCGTGGACGCGTCGATCAAGAAGAACGGCACCAGCCTCGACATTCACACCGAGAAGGGACGCGCTAACCAGAAGGTCCTGGATGATGTCGCTGCGGCTGGCCTCAAGGTGGTTGACTCTAACGCCAAGAATGGTGCGTCTCAGGGCACGCTGAGTAAGAACCTGCACACGACCTATGACGACCTGCTGGCAAACTACAAGGTCTTCGGTATCACGGGCGACAAGGCCGACAAGATGGCCCGGCAGGTCCTTGGCATCCCGCCGGGAGTCAAGATCGACACCGCGATCCAGCACTACATCGACTCGATGCTGAAGCTTCAGGGCATCGGCAAAGAGGCGGACAACCTCAACGGCAAGCGCGTCAACATCAACATTGACACCTACCGGACCACGTTTGATAAGACGGTCGGCTTGGCACCTTCTGGAATTTCTGATGGTTCTAAGGGGCAGGGCGCTGGGGTGTACGCGCCGGGGTTCCTGAAGAAAGCTGACGGCGGCGCTGTCCACGGGGCTGGCACCGGCACGTCTGATGACATCCCCGCGTTTCTGTCGAATGGTGAGCATGTCCTGACAGCGGCTGAGGTTCAGAAGATGGGCGGGCAGGCTGCGGTTTACCGGTTCCGCGACATGGTGGACAAGGGCCATGCTCCGAAGTTCGCTAGCGGCGGGGCCGTGTTCTACAACAGCCCGGGTCACATGCACGAGTCTGCTGCGGCGCACGCTAACCGGTTGTACCGTGAGCAGCAGGCGAGGGCTAAGGAACTCGCTAAGTCCTACACCTACAGGTACGGCGAGCTGCAAAAGCTTGGCTTGGAGGACGGCCGGGGCGAGTCTTACGGCACGGTGAATCAGTCGTTGTCGAATGGCTACCAGTTCTCTGACCGTTTGCGGTCTGCGGCTTCGAGCGGGAACCTTCCGTCACAGGTGGGGTTCCTGAACGCGACGGCGAACCATGCTGATGCGACCCTGCGGAACTTGTGGGCGCAGTCCGACCGGTTGGGTAAGTCGCTCACAGCGGCACAGACGCGCCTCACTGACCTGACGAACGTGAAAAACAGTACGGCGTCTTCCCTTCGTGGCGAGTTCAAGCTATCCGACGTGATCAGCAACACGTCCATGTTTGGTGTTCCGAACATCACGGATGTGCAGGGCGCGGCGACGTCGAAGCTACATCAGATCCAGGCGTTCGGGTTGAAGCTGAACTCGTTGCAGAAGATGGGCTACTCGGGCGCGATTGTGCAGGAGATCGCCGGCATGGGATCCGCTCAAGGGACCGTGGCTGCTGACGCTCTTATTCATGCGTCCAAGTCGCAGGTCACCCAGCTCAACGGCACGTACACGGCGATGGATTCGGCTTCTAACGCGGCAGGCATCTATGTCACTAACTCGATGTTCAAGGGCGGCGTGAGTGTCGCTCGGGGCATCGTGGCCGGTTTGCAGTCGCAGGAGTCCGCGATCACCAAGGCCATGACGCAGGTTGGTTTGTCGATGGAGAAGGCTTTGAAGAAGGCCCTCGGCATCAACTCGCCCTCCCGCGTTGCCACGGACATCACGGACAACTTCACGGGAACCATCATTGACCGGCAGAAGGCGGCGCTGAACCCCATCAGCGCACACGCTACGGCTCTCGGTCACGCTATGGTCCCGTCGAAATCCCTGTTCGGCGGGTCGGGTTCGACAGCGTACCGGCCTTCCGCACCCACCTATCAGGGCGCACCCAACTACCGGGCAGCAAACACAGGCGGCGTGACCGTGAACCACACGTACAACATCACCGACCAGTCCAACCCGATAGCCACAGCCCACGAAGTCACACGACGACAAACGGCGCTAAAGGTATGAGAGAGAAGGAGGCGGGATGACTTTCCCAGGCCCCATAGTTTATCCCAGCCCCACTCTTTACCCAGGCTTCGCAACACAGATCACCGAGGGACGCCAAGTGTCCCTCGGTGGTTTTGTGTTGGGCGACACGGACGAGTTCGGTGTCAGGTGGACGGTCAGCAAGTTTGATGGTTGGGGTTCACCGGCGTCAACGGTGAGCTTCACTAACCGGGCGCGCGGGCATGGTTCGACGTCGTCGGATCCGTTCTATGGTTCCCGGTTTATGACGATTGAGGGGCTTGTTCAGGCCCCGGACCTAGCGTCTCTTGATGCGGCATTCTACCGGTTGTCTGGTGCGGTCACGTTGGATCCGTTTCCGATGCTCGTTGCTGAGGCGGCCGGGGTGAAGCGTGTCACGGCTCAGCGTCAGGGCGAGGTTGTCACCACTTATCTGTCTAACACGTTGGGCCGGTACTCGATCCTCATTGCCGCTAAGGACCCGTTCAAGTACGGTGACGCGGTCACGTCATCAACCGGCCTGCCATCAAGCTCGGGCGGCAGGACCTATCCTGCCCCGTACCCGGCCACGTATACGGGCGTCACCAACTCGGGCGTGATGACGGTCAACAACATGGGCAACGCACCCGCCCCCGTATACCTGCGGGTTGACGGTGTAATCCCTGCTGGCGGCTGGTCCGTCAACCACCTGGGGCAGGAAGCAACGCTTTCGTTTGCGTCTTCCCTGGCCCTTGGTGCTGGCGAGTTCGTGACCGTGGACATGCAGCGCCGTGAGGTGTTGGCGCAGGGTCAGTCCACCCGTAACGGCTGGGTCACTTCCCGCGGCTGGTTCCAACTGGATCCCGGCCCGAACAGTATTTCCTTCACGTCCGTCGCCGATGGCCCGACCGCGATGTTGACCCTCACCACATATCCTGCATGGAGCTGACATGACTACTACTTTTGGACCGGTTGACGCTACCGCCGGATCACCAACCTACTCGGCTAAGCAGGAACGCCAGATGCGCGCCCCGCTGCTCGGCAACCCGACCGGGCGCGTCCTTGGGGCACGTTCGGGCTGGCGTGTTGGCACCTCGTCTAGCGTCGTCAGCGTCACGTCAACGACATGGACCCTGAACCCTTGCGCGGCGATGATCGAACCCGCGGCGATGCTATACCAGGGCGCTTACCCTTGGGTCACGGACGCCGCTATCACCGGCAGCGTTACCGCCGCTGATGCGACTAACCCGCGCATCGACATCCTTTACATCCAGATCAACGACAGCAGCGCCGGTGACGGTTCCGGGTCCCTCACGGCGCCGGTCGGCTACCTTGCTGGTGCGGCTGCTTCGACACCGTCCGCGCCGACACTCCCGCCGCGTTCGTTCCTGGTGGCTACGATCAACGTTCCCAAGTCGGGCGGCGGATCCCCCACTGTCGTTTTCAACGCACAGTATTTCGTCGCATCCGGCGCTGTTCTCCCTGTCATGTCGCAGGCTGAACGTGACGGGCTCACGCCCTATGACGGTTTCCGGGTCATGCGGATGGACACCCCTGCCCGGTACATCCAGACATGGAACGGAACAGCGTGGGACGGGCCTGGCACTATCTCGCCGGTAGCACTGACGGTAAAGAGTGGCTGGTCTAACCGTGGCGCCGGGTTCGCAACACCCGGCGTCTACAGGTCTGCGGGCCGCGTCTACCTTTGCGGAGCTGTCACGAACACCAGCGCCACAACCTCGCTGACAGCCCTAATCCCCTACGTCCCGGTCCAGTTGCCTGCCGGGTTCGCCCCAACGAAAGCGTCACGGTTCCCGATCCAGTTCCAACCGACCCAGCAGTCAGGTTCGAGTACGAACGGTTACGTGCAGGTAGACAACAGCGGGAACCTCACCATTGCCCTGTCAAGCACGGTATCCGGGATGGCTTCCGGGGACGCAACGATTGACTTCGGCAACATCAGTTGGTTGGACGCCTGATGCTTCCCGGATCTGATCCTAGCCCGCCGAAGCCGGCTGAGAGAATCCTGCGGGGGGCTGGGTACTTGGGGGTGGGGTTGGCAGCCGTTTGGTTGCTGATCCTGCCCCCTTCAAGTATCGGCTCTGACCTTGGCAGGGTGTTGACGGTTGTGTGGTGTGGTTTCCTGCTCACTGCCGTGCCTGCCGCCGTGTCCGCTTTCCTTGGCAAGTACCGGGGAGAGTATGCGTGCATCCCGTGGTTCAACGGGGCGCTCATTCTCGCCGTGGTCCATTCCTGGATCCAGGTGTGCACCGGCTCCCTCGACATCGCACCACGGGCGCTCACCACTACCGCGCTTGTCTTATTCATTGCCGCGCGTTTCGTCACGCTCCACCAGTTGGTGAAGATCAGGCCAAAGGGGGAGTTATGGACGCGACGGTCTTCCAAGTAATCGCAACCATCATCGTTGGCTTGGTTGGTTCGGGCGGGGTTGTGGCTTGGAGGAAGCAGCGCCGGCAGTCGGATGCTGGGATGCCCTCGGATGAGAGTGAGGCTCGGCAGATCGCACCGGCTGCTGAATGGCTGACCGACTACTACAAGGCCGAACTTGAAGCTTTGAAGGGCGACCTGAAGTCAGAGCTGAAGGGTGTCCGTGACCGGGTCAAGTGGCTCGAAGACGAACGCGAACTCGACGCAGAACACATCGATGCACTTGAAGCGCACATCTGGCAGCAATTGCCGCCCCCACCCCCACCACGCCGACGCCAACCACGGAAGGCCAAACCATGACGCTCAAGGGCATTGATGTCTCCGGCTGGCAGAAAGGCATCAACCTCTCTGCCGTCCCGGCTGACTTCGTAATCGTCAAAGCAACGGGGGGTACCAGCTTCGTCAACCCGGAATGTGACACCCAGTTCCGCGGAGCCCGCGCCACCGGAAAGCGTACCGGCGTCTACCATTTCGCCCACGAGGTTGGTTGTCAGGGCTCCGCAGTCGCGGAGGCGGACCACTTCGTTGACAGCATCCAAGGCTACTTGGACGGTAAGACCCTTCTCGTCCTCGACTTCGAGGGTGACAACCAGTTTGACCCCCACTGGGCGCTCACTTGGCTGAATCGGGTCCGGGACCGCACGGGTGTCAAGCCGCTGATCTACCTCAACGGAGCGGCGCTGAAGGGCGCTGACTGGTCCGCCGTCCGGGCCGCTGACTACGGCGTGTGGCTCGCCTGGTATGCGGTGAGCACACCGACGAGCGGCTACCAGAACTACAACGGGGCCAACATCGACACCGTTACCCCGCCGTTCCCATGCGTCATGTGGCAGTTCTCCTCGACGGCCCGCCTTGCTGGCTATGGGGGCGCCCTTGACGTGAACGTGTTCTACGGAGACGGCAATGCTTGGGACGCCTACTGCCGCAAATCCGGCGGAGGTCCCATCGCCAGCTCCCCAGCCGTCGCCCCGCAAAGCACCCCCACCAGCAAAGGACTGTTCATGACACTCACCCCAGCAGAAGAACAGGAAGTGCTGAAGGCCGCGCGCCTTGTGGCCCGCTACCTTGACGCACCCACCAGCGCAGTCCCCGGCAAGGTCTGGCAGGAGACGGTCCTCCGTGGCGGGAAGAACGTCAGCGTGAAGCAGGAACTCGCGGATGCGAAGACCGCCGCACAGCTCGGACTCAACCAGGCCCCCGCACCCGCCGCGGGTCCCGCAATCGACGCGCACCAATTCATTGTCGCGCTCGGCAACGCACTACCGAAGGAGTAACCCCATGACCACCACCCCCGTATCCCCGAAGGTCAAAGCCGGCGCGAACTGGGCCGCGTATGCGACGTTCGCCCTCACGCTCCTATCAACAATCACGCCGGGCAATCTGAGTTTCCTCGGCGCGTATGCCCCGCTCGCTTACGGTGTCGTGATCGGCGCTACCTACGCTGTCGGCGCGTACCTGAAGGCCGACCCGCTCCGGGACGCAGGCGCATCCGTCGCAGCTTCCCCCGTGAATGTTGTGAATGTGCCGCCCGCCCCCGACGTGACAGCCCCCGTGGTAATCGCCCCGGAAGTCGCACCCGCCGAAACCCCCGCACAGTAACTAGAGGATGGCCCCCGCATGAGTCTCAGCTTCGTCTCAGTAGACATCAACACGGGGGCCATCATCGCGGACCTCCCCAACCTCAAAATGTCGGGCACGATGAACCAGACCCTGATGCGGTACGAATCGCAGACGGCAGAACTGCCACTGGATAAGGCCCCGAGCAACTGGGAAACGGCAACCCGTGAAGGTTCAGCGGTTATTGTCTGCTTGGCTGACGACGCGCAAACCCCTTTGTGGGGTGGCATGGTCACGAGCCAGGAGATCAACGAAACCGGCGGCGTACCGTTGGGCCTCGCAACCCTCGAAGCGTACCTTGACCGCGTCTACGTCGGTGACGAGAGCTTCAGCAACGTAGACCAGAACGTCATCGTTCAGACCCTCGTGAACAAGTACGTGGGGCGGCTCCACGGCATCCCCATCCGAGTCCAGATCGTTGGCCCCGCAGGACCTGTCCAGAGTTACCACTTCGCCGACACGGACGACAAAACCCTCTACAGCATCCTGACCCAGCTCTCAGGCGTTGTCGGCGGGCCCGAATGGACGATTGGCTGGGAGTACGCCAACGGCAAGTACACGCCCGTTCTCTACGTTGGCAACCGGATCGGCGTCGCCTCGCCCGCCGGCCTCACCCCTGACGCCGGATTCAACATGCCCG